CAATCCACTCAGGCATCAGCTTCAATTGATCTTCTGTATATTTTGGCTTTGACGGCGCAGGCGCATCTGTTTCTGACGGCACAAACAATGGTTCAGCAGGCGCAGGCTGCGCAAGGTCTTGCGGCGAGAATGTCTGAAGGAACGCTAATGCGGCTCCTTGATGATCGTGCATTTCTTCAAATTCATCCATTATCTTATCTCGTCTCTAAGCAAAGCCTGTTGCTCTATAAATCCTAACTTTCGTTTTATGTTTTTTAAATCATCAGCGGACAATCCAAGCGCAACTCTATTAGTGGCAAAATAATCATATTCTGAATTTTCTGTAATATCTAAGTTTGGATATTTGCTAGCCAGCCCAGCAACAGTTGTATCAATCTTTTTTTGATGTTCGCTTTGCAACAATTCCTTGCGATACTCTTTTGCTATTTTTGCTATCACAGGCTTGTCCTGCAAGCGCCGATCTGGGTTTTCTTCCCACGCATCCATAGCGTCAGCAAACCTGTTCTCTACCGCATTGACAAAGCGATTGTGACGCTCGGCTTTTTTCTTTGAAACATTGAGCATACCCGGCACGATTGCTGCGTGTGCCTTTGCCTCGCGGTCAACCTCTCTGCGCGTTTCTTTTGTTGTGCTGTCTAAATATGGAACAAGACCCAAAGTTGCTTTTGGGCCAACACCAAGCGCGGCGGCTTCTGTTTGCAATTCATCAAATGTTGTTATTTGCTCTGCGTTAATCATTTGCTTGATGCGGAACTCTGCAACATAGTTTGGCGTCTCTTCTGCTGCCGCTGCGGTTTTGGCTTTCTTTAGAGCCAGTATGCCTTGTGCGCTAATCGCATCGCCGTTGCTGTCAATCGCAATTTGCTCCAAACCATCTAAGGCAAATCTCTCTTCTTGAGAACCTTCGGGCGCTTCAGCAAACGCCAAGGCTTGAACTGTTGCTGATTTTTTATTTATTTTCAGACCATCTTTTTCAATTTGGTCGTCAGTGGTTTGACGCGCAGCTAGTTCTGCTCTCACACCTGACCTAAACTCAGCCTGCTGTTTGCTATCCAACATATTATACAATGGCGTCAAATCACCCATATCGCCGCTACGCAAAGCGCGGAGCCTTTTGTCTTGCGGCAAATTGATAACGTGATCAGTCAAGACACCAACTTGAACATCTGTAATCACTTTTTGAATTGCTGAAGATTGAGCCTTAGCATAAACAAGATCGCCTGTGCTGATCACAACGTCATTGGCTGATCGCGCCAAAACAGTCAACTCACCAAGACGGTTCTCAAGATCAGCGTCTTTTTTTGTTAAAATGTCTTTTGCTCGCTCTGGTAACGTCTCCATAAACTCATCAGCGGCAGCAATCTTGACCGCCTTATTGATAGACATTTGCGCTTCAAGAGCAGACTTGTAAACGGTTGATGCACTTGTATTTGCCGCAGCGTTGTATTTTAGGGCTTGGTTTACATCAACCCCAGCAATAAGTTCGCTGTGAGCGTCAATCATTGACGTTAAATCACGGCGCATTTCAGTGATTTGCTCATTGCTGTATAAGCCGCCGCTCTTAATTGCAGCGGAATATTCTGCTATTTTTTTGTTGGCTCTAATCTCAAGCTCAGTCGTAAGTTGCTGGGCAGCAGTCGCAGTCGTCACCGCGCCAAATATCGTATCTGGATCGCCAACAATTTCTTCAATGTCACGACCCTGCGAAATTGCGTCTTGGATTTGCTCTGCCGTTACCGGGTTCTCAAATGCGTACTTTGCCGCCTCGCGCTTGGTTGATGCTACTTTTTTGTCGTAAGCATACTTAACCATTTTGTCTAGGCTCTTGCCAATGCTGCGGTAAACCTCACCCTGCGCACGACCAGCAGACACAAAATCAACATCAGGGATAGATGGTATCGAAACCCCTAATGGGCGATATTTAGGTAACTCTGCCATTACAAGCCCCCGCCAGCGCCCAGAACATCATCGGCGTTTGTTAAATAAGACCCGCCTGTTGATTTTGGCGCACCGCCAAATCCAGCAATCATCATTCCAATATCAAATATTGCACCAACTGTCTCAGCTTGTGCGCGTTTTAGCGTTGCCTTTGCTTGCAAGCCGTACTGCATTGCCCGCGCCTCACCAGCACCAAAGGCAATAATTTCACCATCCCGGCTATTATAAATTTCTGTTGCGCCTTTTTTCTGAGCATATAAAGCAAGCGCCCTTGCGCTGCCGCTAAATGGATCAATGCCGCCAGCGCCAGCGCGGGCGTTGATAGTTGCCTGCGTTGCCAAAATATTATCCATAACGGCAATGCCTTGCTGCTTGTATTTAAGCACCTCTGACCTTGCCTGCACCTTTGCATAAGCGGCTTGGTTAAGTAACGCCTTTGCCTCGGTCTTGGCTATGTTGCCTGCAAATAATCCACTCATCTTATTGCCCTATACTAATTTTGTAATCAATACCAAGCAGGGTCATCTTTAGTGGAACCTCTTGGCCGATTGTTATTTGCCCATCGTAAGTATACCCTAAAATGCCGTGCAATGTCTTGATGCCTGTGTACTCCGGCACAGCGCTGCCAAATACGCCTGTGCCGAACTGCCGAAACGGTATCAGCTTGCCATCAATCGTCAGCGATTGCGTCTCAAACAATTCGGCGTTTACCTCAAAGATACGCTTCTTAAAGCCCTTTAGAGAGCCGCTGGGCAGGTTTGGCTCAACTGGCAGTGTCTTTACCTCTGGCGTAAAGTTAAGGCCAACCTGATGGCTTGTAGAGGCCGCCGTGGCAAATGTCACTGTGAATGGTGTGCCGGGTACAGTCTGATCAGGCTCAACAATGCCGTCGCGGATAATCTTAACTGTTTCGCCTTCGAGGTGCGTCATGTTTACTGACGCCGCCGCGCCGCCAACAATTGAGCAATCAAGCAGCGCATCAGCATCAAATATCTCAACATAATAAACATCGGCGCTATTTACGTTACGCTTTACCACAACATAAATATCATCAACGTCAACGCCGATATTTATAAACTCGCCATCGGTTGTCCACTCTGACGGCGCAATGACGTTCTGGCTGCGTAGCAATGTATAACAAGCAATGCTGCCGTCGTCGCCATTTACCAGCATTAGGCGGTCGCCCTCATCGGTTGACGTTGCAACGCGCACCGCCATTTCTTCTGGGGTCTTTAACAGATGCGATGACAGCAAAGATATCTTTGATGACGTGTAAGCCTGCACCGCGTCACTAAAGATAAACTCTTGGATCGCCTTGCCCTGACGCTGAATAAACAGCGTTGAGCCGTCCACGTTCTGCAACCTTAGCCCGGCCTTTGCGCCAAATGCAGTCTGTTGCTTAACAATCAGGTTTGTTGGCGTAATTGGCGTGTCAAGTGTTTGCGGCACATAAAATTCAGCGCCGGTTGTAAATATCTGCAAGTGACGGCCAGAGTAAATATCAACAATGGCGTTAAATGTGCCAGTGTCTAGCGTCGCCTCAACAGCCGCATCATCGAGGCTCTCGCCCTTATCAAAGTTAAAAAAGTCAGAAACCCGCGAACCCCAGATAGTTGATGGGCGCTGCTTGCTGCCGCCAAAATATAAACGGCCTTCGTGGAATGTAACGCTGCGCGGCCAGCCGCGTGTCGATGACCACACATCTTCGTAACCGTGTTCTGTTTCAAAGTCACCGGCATTGATTGCGCTAGTGTCAAAGAATGGTATTTCGACGTATGCCTTAACCTCAGTGGCGCTGACATATTGAGTAATACGCGCACGGCCAAAACCATTCAAAGCCACGACAAACTCATCAACCATAGCTGTGCCAAAAGCGTGAACATTATATTGGCTAGTCGCATCGGGCTGGGTCGTCCAAGCCGGGAACACTGTCAGCACCTTGGTCGCCGCAACGTAATCCTCAACGTGCCGCACCTGACCAGAGCCGGTGCCACCTGTTATCTGAATAAACATACCATTAGGCGCATCGTCTGTTGTGTAGCTAGTGGCCGCTTTTAGCGTAATTGTATTAGCGCCACCAGCCTGCGCTGTGCCGGTGTCGGTCGTGACGCCAGACGCGGTTAGCGTTATGTTTCCTGATGTTGCGCTCGGCGTAATATTGTAAGCCGGGATGTGCGTGTCGATATCAAAGGCATATTTAGGCACAAAGCTAAACGTGATTGTGCTGGCCGTCCAATCGCTGTCTGTTGCGCCGCGCAAAATCCTGACTGGCTCCAAATCCTCATGCACGACAATCACAGTGTCAGCGGATTGCACCCAGTTCATTTGCGGCAAGATTGCGCTAGTCAGGCTGGCAATCGTCAGATAGTCATTGCCGCTGCCATTGATGTTTGTAATTTGTGCGCCGTTTTTGAACACATACATTTTGCCCGGCGTGAATACCAGCATATAGCTGTCGGAGACGCTAAACTCAAACGACACCATCCGCACTGCATCAGCCGCGCCACTGTCTAGCTCGGCAACGAACTTTGTGCCGTCACGACGCTTTGCGCCACCTTGCGGCTGGATGCTGACATTTCTAGCTGTCGATAGGCCAGATTTATATTGGCTGATATCAGTACGCGCCCGCAGCTTTGGATCAAGCTCACCAGCCGTAAAATCATTCTGTATCTGAATGATGCGGCTCATGTTAGTACCTTATGTCTGAGATCGGGAACTCTTGTATTTGCTGTGCTGGCCGGTCAGCGCCGTCAATGTTAATGGCAACGCGCACCAAACCACCGCGCATATTTTCTGCTGGCGCACCATATGCCTTTTCGTGGTAATAATCAGCCTTGGTAATCTGATCAGTGATAGGCTCGGCAAATTCTGCTGCGAGCGCCATCTTTAACAACCGCACAAAATATGGCGGGAAAGCGGCAGGCTCTGGGCGAAAC